GGTTTTTGTACTGGTTTTTGTACTGGTTTTTGTGCTGGTTTTGTAATAATAAGATGATTTTCATTTATTAAATTTTTATTTCCAATTGATAATCTTATTCCTCTTAATAATATTTTAGTAACTAATGGTTTAATATTAGTTCCTCCTTGTATTTTATACATTCTTCTATATTATAATAAATATTTAAATACTAAAAATGTAGCTACGATAGTAGAAGCAAAATTTATAAATATAATAAATAATATAAAAGGTATAAGATAATATAATAAATATATCAGTATAGGTTTTACAATTTCATATCTTATATTTGATTTTAATAATTCATCTTTGATATATTCAATCAATATATTTATAATATTATTTTCATTTTCGCTTTCATTATATAAATTAGTATTTAAATCATTATCCACATCATTATTTATAACATTTTTAGACATCTTTTAATAGTTATTTATAATTAACAATATTATTTATAATATTCTAATATTATAATAGTAATTACTATGAACAATATTAACGCGTCTAATTTTATAAATAATAGTTTAAAAAAGAGTAGGCCTAAAAAAATATGCCCTGATGGAAAGGTATTAAATCCATTAACGAACCGATGTATTAAAATTAAACCGGAAAAGGTAAAAAAAACATTAAAAAAATATGATGAAAATGGAAATATTATTAAGAAAAGTAAACCTAAAAAAATATGCCCGGAAGGAAAAGTATTAAATATATTAACAAACCGATGTATTAAAATTAAACCGGAAAGGGTACATAAAACATTAAAAGAATATGATGAAAATGGAAACATTATTAAGAAAAGTAAGCCAAAGAAAGTATGCCCTGAAGGTAAAGTATTAAATCCATTGACAAACCGATGTATCAAAGTTAAACCTGAAAAAATAAAGAAGAATGCTACTACACGAAAACCTTATTCTAACTTAATTAACAAAATATCAGAAAAACCAAAAAATATATCCAATAAAGTTTTCATAAATGATGTAATAAAAGAAGAAAGTAAAACACCAGAATTTATAGAATTATCTATTAATAATAGTTCATCTTTAAAAAAAAAGAAAGGCGCTATTATAAGAAATTTTTTTAAAGATAAATTAATGATTAATAAATATACACTTGATAATCGTATTAATTTTGCTAAATATTTAATAAAATGTTTGAAAAATATTAAAAAAGAGGATTGTTTAGAATATAAAAAATTTGGAAGTAGAAATGGATTTACTATAAATAATATTGTCGATTTAGTTAAAAAAATAGGTACAGATAGCGTTTATGGCGCTATCTATTTATCATCTATTAAAGGTTGTATAGGTGGGTTTTCAATCGTATCAAAAGTTATGTCCGCTTCTGCCGGCAATTTAAAAGAAGTATCTTTAATGAAAAAAATTACAGATAAATTGCTCATACCTAAAAAAACTAAACATTTTGCCGCAGTATATAAACATACTATATGTAAAAAATCAAGAATTACAAGCTTTAATGGCGATGAAATGATAATGCCTGCGAAATTGAAATTAGTTTCCATTAATGAATTAGCACATGGAGACCTTAAAACATTAACATCTGATAGGAACTTTGTATCAAATGACGAATTAATGTTTAATGTTTTATATCAAGTATTTATTTCTATTGGAACGTTTCATAATACCGTTAAATATATACATCAAGACGCGCATTACGGAAATTTCTTATATCAAAAAAATAACGAATCAGGATATTATCATTATATTTTTGAAAAGAAGGATTATTATTTGAAAGCTTGTGGATACAATATGATGATATATGATTTCGGTTTATCATATGATATATCAAAAAATTATCCTGATAAATATGAATCAAGAGCTTTCCATGATTATTCTCGTATTGTTCATGCCTTTATATCAGAAAGTTTTGGAGGATGGATAACTCTTCTTGGCCTACCAAACCATAAAGCAGATTTAAAATTTAATCAAATTAGAAGTATATTATTTGATTTAACTAACGAAATTCGCAAAAATATATATAAATCTCCGAGAGAATTATTTAATGATATAATAACGCAGATATTTATACCATTCTCTCCAGAAAATATGTTTTTAACATCAAAACCAAAAGCAAATATAATAAATCAAAAACCTTATATAATTGGTTAATTATATATATAAAAAAGTATTTGCTATTAAATATAGAAAAATGCTTAAACCCCCTGTTAAAAAAAATAATAAATATTTATCACTATCTCAAAAAGCAGTAAAACTATCTATAACTGATATTAAAATTAAAAGTATTAAGAGGTTAATCAATGGTACTGGATACAATTTAACTATATACATTCCCGAAGAAACAAATGAAGATATCATAAAACAATTAATTGATTTTGATAACAAAATAATAGATGATATTACAATAAATATAGAAAATTGGTTTAATAAAAATTTAGATAAAAGCGATGTTGTTGAATTACATACTAAAAGTTTTTGTAATCAAACTAAAACTATTAATATAATTTTAAATGATAGTGAATATAGTAATATTATATATAATGATAGAAAAATAAATGATATTGATAACATAATAGACATCTTAAAAGATAGCAAAAACAAGAAAGTAACTATGAATATTTGTATAGAATATTATGGTTTGTATTTTTATAGCGAAAATACATCTAATAAATGGCTAATAAAATCATTAGATATTACAGATATCAATGATGATATTGATGAAATGTTTTTAATAGATGATGTTATAGATAAAGTAGATGAACGGTTTTTTAATATTAATAAAATTATGAATGAAAAAATTCAAAAATATAATGATATTATATCTGAATATAAAGATGATTATAATAATATTAAAAAAAAAATTGAAGATATAAAAAAAAATAAAGGTAATAATAATATAAATATTTTAATTAATAATATAGATAATATATTAATTACACAAGGTGAAAAAATTAAAAAAAAATATTGATATATTTGAAATAATTTTAAATATAATCTATTGTAAATAATAGATAGATATATATAAGTATAATTAATGGGTGCTAATAAAAGTGTTGTTATATCGTTTTCAATAGCAATTTTATTGCTATTATCTTTATTATTATTATTAACATATAATTCAAAATGTAATAATGCTAAAAATAATACAAATAATATGTCTCATAATAAAAACGTACCTGAACCTTTTTATTATGAAAGATTTTCAAATAATACCGAACCTATGAGAATGTCCGTTGCCGATGTCAGCAACAAAAATATAAATCCTTCTATGGCTTCTAATGGAATTGGTAATTTTGCTCCATCAGAACCTAACGGAAATGAAATATACTCGGCTACTCAAACTTTAGAAAAACCATCAAGTGAAAATAATCAAAATAATAATAATGTTAATAATATAGAACAGCAAAATATGTATAAAAATAACGGAGTTATGGGAAGTTCTATTGCCGGAATGGATGGCGGTATGGGTGGAGGAATGGATGGCGGTATGGGAGGCGGTATGGGTGGCGGTATGGGTGGCGGTATGGGTGGTGGAAACAAAAATGCGAATAATGGTCCATATGCTTCATATGAAATACAAGCAAATGATTCTTCACAAAATATGCAATCGTGCTATCCAAGAGATAGATTAACAGCAGATGATTTATTACCAAAAGATGCCGCTGATAGTAAATGGGCTCGCATTAATCCTTCAGGGGCGGGAAATATCGGAGATCAAAATTATTTAACTGCTGGTTATCATGTTGGAATTAATACTGTAGGTCAATCTCTTAGAAATGCTAACTTACAATTAAGATCTGAAATACCTAACCCGCAAAATGCTGTTGGACCCTGGTTAATTAGCACTATTGAACCTGATTTAAGACAAAATACTCTTGAAATTGGGAGCGCTCCATCATATTAATACTATTTTTTTTTTATACTTAAAGAATATATATATTTGATTATTTAAAGTATGTGTGATTTAGGTCAAAACTTATTATTAAATTCATTGATTGATTTTTATAGTAAAAATGAAGAATACCGAACAACATTAAAAAGTATTATCAATGGAAATCACAAATTATCATTGAGAATTATAGAATGGTTAGTAACACATTATTCTAAATGTTACAATATTTATTATTGGATTGATGATTTTAAAAATATATATTATGAATATCCTGAGAATATTGATAAAAACATTAAAAAGGTTAATTTATATCAAGACTATAGAGCACAATTAAAATCTTATAGCAAATTTAATTTTGATTCATTTAGAAGACATCATAGAATAACATTCTTTATAAATAATGATAAAACAGATCATATTGAAACTACTGTAGGGCAATTAAATTTTTTTAGATGGATATTCAATAATAATATAATTAATTACGCTATAGATAATTATGATATTATATATAAAAAAATGATAGAAAATAATTCATGTAAGCAAAAAGTTATTAATAATAATCATGATATTATTAAAACAAGATGCTTATTAACATTTGATTAAGGGTTCTCAAGTAATATTATTCTTTCCAATAAATCATTTATTTTATTTATTAATAAATTAGATGTATTATATATATAATTAGAAGTATCTTGAATTATATTTTGCCCGTTTATATTATATGAGCCATTTATTATATTTATATTGCCATTAACAATTAACTTATCGGCATTTGTAGAAGGTGATGTTCCTATACCAATATTACTATATTCAGCATTTATTTGTATTTGATTAGTTATAGATGGTGGTATGTAAGATAATCCTTTATTCCAAATTTCAACAGCCGTCCAGCTTGATGATGTTGCGGGATAATTATCATTATACATATATTCAGACCTATTTAAAAATAGTAATCCATTGTCTAATTCTCCCACTTTATTTTTCCAATATATTGTATAATATACAAAATCTGTTGTTTGTGGTTCATCTTGATATGTTCCTGATACATTTATTATAGAATGAGAATATGTGCTTGAATCAGCACCTAAGTTATGTGAAATCCAACAAGCTGTTCCTGATTCATTATTTGAAAAATATCCAGATTTTGAACCATTTGCGTCACTTATTTCAATCCAATTTCCTGATCCAATTTTCCTATATAACTTTAATCCCCACCATCTTGAATCAGATGAATACTCTGCGCCAATATGACAAGATAAAGACACTAATATTTTTGATGCTATATCTGTAGGTTTTATTGAAATAACGAAACCGGTATCTATATCGTTATTTACAGGTTCCCAATCATTACCAGATTTAACTTCCATATTTTTATATGTATTATGTCTTGTTTGTATTACCATACCTTGCGTAAATTCAAATTTATTATCAATTATTGTTTGATAAGTTGTATCAAACTTATCATTTATATCGCTTGTAATTAAATTACTTGTTAATAATACGTAATTACTTGTATCTTGAATACTGCTATTTATTTCATTGTATTTACTATTGATATCGTCACTAATTAAATTACTTGTTGATAAAACATAGTTACAAGTATCTTGAATATTATTTGTTAGATCACTTATTATTAAATTACTTGCCGATAAAACATAGTTACAAGTATCTTGAATACTGCTATTTAATTCATTATTTTTACTATTGATATCATCACTAATTAAATTACTTGTTAATAATACGTAATTACTTGTATCTTGAATATTATTTGTTAGATCACTTATTATTAAATTGCTTG